TGTTTATCGTAACCGAAAAAAATATACAAGAAAAAATAAACACAAAAATAAAAGTTATGACAAAAGTTAAAAAAAGAACATTAGATGAGTATAGACAAACAAAAGATAATGTTTATTCTCCTCCTAAAAAAGGGCAAAGATTTGAAATACCCAAGTATGATCCTCAAACAGGAGAATTAAACCCCTACTATTTAGAATTAACAGGTAAAGATAGCTTTAACCAACTTGAATTACCATTTGGTGGTCAATCGAGTGTTGATTTTGTAAATGAAGTAGAAGAATTTAATAGAACTTTCGGTAAACCAAATAATTATGAACCCACAATCCCAGAAGAAAAAGAATGGAAATTTGTCTATGACTTCTGTATCGAAGAAATCAATGAATATAAAGAAGCTTGCGAAAACGGGAACATCGTGGAAATTTTGGATGCTCTTTGCGATATTGCTTATGTTACCTTGGGGAACGGTGTTATGTTACATGGTCTTAAAGATAAGATATGGCCAGCGTATCAAGAGGTCCAGGCGAGTAATATGTCTAAATCTTGCGAAACTGAAGAAGAAGCGAAAGAAACTGTCGTTGTTAGAGCTAAGGAACAAGGTGAAGAATGTCATTTTGAAAAAGTAGGAGATAGATATGTTGTTTACAGAACACGTGATCGAAAAGTAATGAAATCAATTAATTATTTTAGACCTGATTTAGTCCAATTTTTCAGTGTTGAAGAATTAGCTAGAACTAAATTTGATAATTTAGGTATATAATGTATAAAAAGGCATTTGCTCGTAAAATAGGTACTAATAAACATTTAATACATTTATGGACCGATACTGGATATGAGAAAGTAGAATGGACTAACTTTGCTTATAAAGAATGTCCTGAAGGTGAAGGAGATTATATAGGTTTAAATGGAGAACCACTAAGAAAAACTAGCAAATGGGGCCACGATGATTCAGGGCTCCATTTTCATGATATGAAAGCACATCAAAAATTCCTTATTGAAAAATATGGTACTAATGATGAACCCTCAACAACACATAGAGAAGTATTTTTTGATATTGAGACAGAAATGGGTGATGCTCTTACAGAAGAGTATATTAAATCTGCTCCTAAAAAAGTAACCTCAATTGCTTGGTATGATAAACAAGTAGATGAATGGGGTATATTAATATTAGATACTAAAAATCAATTAGAACACAATAAATATAAGGTTAAAAACACTCTCAAAGAAATAATCCCCTGTAAATCAGAAAGTGAATTATTAGCTAAATTTTTAGAAAAGTTTAGAGAAATTGATCCTGATATTTTAGTAGGTTATAATAGTGATTATTTTGATATTCCTTATTTATATTATAGAATGTGTAATGTATTAGGTGAAGATATGGCTAAACATTTATCCCCTATTGGTTATGTAAGAGAAACCCCCTGGTTTAAAGATCAATATATCCAAATTTGTGGGGTTGAATCTTTAGATTATATACGTTTACATAGAAAATTTAGTTGGAGAGATGAACCATCATGGAAATTAGATGCCATTGGAAAGAAATATGTAGATATAAATAAAATTGAATATGAAGGTAATTTAGATACTTTATTTGAAACCGATATTCATAAATTTATAGAATACAACTTTGTTGATGTTAAAATATTAGTTGAATTGGATAAAAAATTAGAATATCTTGCATTAACTAAAAACTTGTCTCATAAAGGTAAACACAATTATAGTGAGGTATATGCTAATACAAATACCCAAGATGGAGCCATTTCGGCTTACTTATTAAGCAAAAATATTATTCCACCTGCTAAAGATAAAGATGGTAAAGAGGAAAAAGGATATGCCGGAGGTTATCTATTTTGTCCTAAAGCAGGAATATACAATTATATGTTTGATGAAGATTTAACCTCACTATACCCTTCAATTATTATGTCTATCAATATAGGTAAAGAAACCCTAATAGGTAGGATAATAGATGCTGACTCCAGAAATAACAGATTAGGATTAAATGATCTAAAAACCAAAAACCCTGATGATACTTTAATTATTAAAAACAATAAGGGTAAAAGAGCCGAATTAACTATAAAACAATTAATTCAGTTTATCGAAAAAAACAATTGGACTATTTCAGCTAATGGTACTATGTTTACTACAAATAGACAATCAGTATTATCAACTATATTAGCTAAATGGTTTGGCGAAAGGGTATTATATAAAAATAAAATGAAAAAGGCATATAAATCTAAAGATAAAGAAGCAGGAGCTAAATTTCATTTACTACAGTATACAATGAAAATTTTACTAAATAGTTTGTATGGTGCTACAGCTTTATCTAGTTTTAGATACGGTAATGTTCAATTATCCAAAGCAATTACCCTAAGTGGTCAACGAATTATACAAGAATCAGCTCTAATAGCTAATCGTGAAATGAATAAAGAAATAAAAAATGCTAAGTAAACAATCCATCAGAAAAGAACATACTATATTTTTAAATAATGTTCAAATGACTAAAGAAGAAATTATAGAAATTTCTAAAAATTTTAATGAAAAAGAAGAACTACATTTTAGAAAAATGTTAAAACAAGGAGGAAAGCTTAAAATAAAAAATTTCGAATTTGAAATTCAAAGAACAGAAACTAAATATAGAAATAGTAAAGGAGAATATGAATCAGCTGCTAAACCCCATAACCCTGACCAGTGGAAATAAAACAAAATTATTATAGACCCCTACCTGATAATTTAACTATCAAAGAATCGAAGATAGAAGGATTAGGATTATTTGCAACAGAAGACATTAATAAGGGAGATTATATTGGATTTACCCATTTTTATAGTGAAGGTCATCCTGACAACTATATTAGGACTCCTTTAGGGGGTTTTATAAACCATAGTGAAGATCCTAATTGTGAAGTATTTGATTCTAAATTTAGAAACAAACTCCCATCCCTATTTTTGAAATCTAAAAAAGATATTAAAGCAGGAGAAGAATTAACATTAAAATATAATCTATACAACCCAGAGGAATGAAACATTTAGAAGATACACCCTGGTGGATATGTGATCCTGAAGATGAAAACTATTGTGCTTATGTAGATACAGATAGTAATTATTTTCATGCTGAACCTTTATTAAGACATAGATTTCATAATTTTGATGAAATGTCTGATGAAGAAAAGGATGATGAATTAGAAAAAATCGCTTTAGAATACCAGGATATTATTACAAAACATTATGATAATGTAGCTAAAGATGTTTTTAATATAAACCCATTTGAATGGTTTGATAAACCCCATTGGTTAGAGATGAAAACAGAGTGTGTAATCCGATCTGCTTATTTTAGAGCAACTAGAAGATATGCTCAATGGATTACTAAACAAGAAGGAGTTAAGATTGAAAAAGAAACAATTATAGAAAATAATTCAGACTCCGGGAATATAATGGGGTATGATAATGGGAAAGGGACTCAAATAAGAATAGAAATAGGGGAGTTAGATATAAAAGGTTTAGAATTTCAAAAAGCTAATTTCCCACCTAAATTAGGAGAATTTTTTAATGATGTGATAGAAGATGTTTTAAAAGGTGCTAAACAAGAAGAAATTGATGCTAGAGTAAAAGAGTTTAAAAAGCAAATATTAAATGGTACTATACCCTTAACCCAATTAGGTAACCCTACATCTGTAAAACAAATAGGTAAACATCAGGGGTCCCCTGCTAGGAAAGGAGAAATATTATCAACATTAAAAGAAAATACTACAGATTGGTATAATAAAAAAACAGGAAAAACTCAAAAACGTAAATTAGGAGCACCTGCGGCTGTTAAGGCAGCTATTAGATATAATGACTTACTTAGATTTTGGAAATTAGATACTAAACACGAATTAATTACTAATGGTACTAAAATTAAATGGATTTATCTTAAAAACAACCCCTACCAAATTGAAGAAATAGCATTCTTAGATTATGACATGCCAGAAAAAATTCGTACATTTATAGAGCAATATGCGGATAGAAAGAAAGTATTTGAAAGTATACTATTAAATAAATTAGAAGGATTTTACAGTGATTTAGAATGGAATCTAAATCTAAATCCATATATAAACCAATTTTTCGAATTATGATTCCAAAAACTCAATTACAATCAGTTATAAATAAATATCACTTAGGTGAAATTGAAAAAGTTAAATGGGAAATTTCAAATAATGAGTTACAAGTTAATTTTATATCCCCTTCAAATATTGTATTAGGATCAGTTAAATGTTTTGATTTTCCTATTGAGGAAGCTGATTTAGCTATATACAATACTAAAAAATTATCCAATTTAATTTCCATTTGTAATGGAGATTTATTATTAGAAGTTGAAAAACAAAAAGAAATGTTATTAAAACTAAATATTTCTGATATGAATTTTAATCTATCTTATGCTTTATCAGATCCACTGTTGATAAAAAAAGTAGGTAAAGCAAAACCTGTAGAAGGTTGGTATGTTGAATTGAATTTAAGTAATGATGAAATTGGGAATATTTTAAGAGCTAAAGGAGCAATGTCAGAGATTGATAATTTTTTAGTTACTACCACTAAAGATTTAGATGGTCAAGATGTATGTGAGTTCATATTTGGGGATGAAATAGGACACAACAATAAGATTACATACCAGTTACAAGGAGAAATTAATAAAGAAGATATGAAAATAAAATACAATTCAAATATGTTAAAAACCATTTTAAATGCAAATAAAGACATGGATGAAGGTCAATTTAAGATTTCTAATCAAGGATTGATGTATTTTAATTTTAAAGATGAAACAATAGAAAGTGAATATTATATGGTCCCTCAAGAAGATGGTATTATTTCTTGATTTCCATATATGTATACATGCAAACTTAGGATGCAAAACCGGCTCACCAAAATGGGAGCTATTTTATTAACAAAACATAAATTTAAGAATTATGACTTATCTAAGAGAAATAGAACAAGGCCTAGCGCCAAGAATAACATCACCTTTTGACATACTTGTCAGAAATTTCTTCAACACCGAAGAACCTTTTCACCCCTTACAATCAATTAAACTTAAACATCCAGTTGATGTTTATGAAGATAATGATGGTCTTCATTTGGAAGTAGCTTGTACTGGGTTGACTAAAGAAGATGTAAACCTTGATATCGAGGGAGACATTTTAAAAGTTAGTTATACAAAACCTGAAAATGATAGTAATGATAGAGAATACCATTACTCAGGTATAGCAAAAAGATCATTTAGTTTTGGCTACAAAGTAGCTAGTAAATTTAGATTATCTGAAGCAGATGCTAAAATGGAGAATGGATTATTAACAGTTACAGTTCCATATTCTCCTCATGTAGTAACAAAACCATTATCAATAAAAATTAAGTAAGAAAATCGCATCCTAGGTTTGCTTATTGAAATTTTTTTCGTATATTAGATTAAACATTAAAAAAACGTTATGACAGAATTAGAAGCATTATTCGATGCCGTTATTGTTAAACCTCAAGAAGAAGAAGAAGCAACTTACGGATCAATTGTAGTACCCGATTTAGGTAAAGATAGAAATGAACATGGTACAGTAGTAGCTGTAGGACCCGGAAGGCATGTAGCTGGAGTAGGTTATATTGAGACCGAAATCAAAATAGGAGATACAGTTATTTTACCAACAATAGGATTTACTAAGTTA